CCTCGTCGGCAGTTACTTCATTCCCACTAAAAGTAAAGGTTTGGGCAAATTCTTCTAGCTCAGTAGGTGTAGTAGTTTCAGTAGTTGTAGTCTCAGTAGTTGTAGTGTCAGTAGTATCAGTAGTATCAGTAGTATCAGTAGTGCCAGTAGTTGTAGTATCAGTAGTTGTAGTATCAGGAGTAATGAGTGACGTTAAATCCGTACCTTCGTCTCCAGCTCCAGTAATTAAACTAGCTACCGTATCTTCCGTGGTTGTAGTACCAGCCGCAGGAAAAACAGCTAACTCACTTCCAGACCACTCTGTAAACAAATCTCCCAAAACACTTTCAGGGATATTTAAAGCCTCGGCTATTTCAACCGTAGAGTAGCCACTGTCAGCTATTGACTGTACGTCGTATATAGTTAAATTTTCTGGCGCTGGTAGGCTGCTTATGAAAGTGTCAAACGCTAGTTGTTTGGTTGCGGCTTCGGTTTCGGCGGTGGCCCTTCTTTCTTCCATCATCCTTATCGCCGCCTGAACTGCCTCTTCGTGTGTCCCTGCAACACTACTTACCCCCACTTCCGAGGGGAAAATTAAATCTTCGGCTGTACCCGCATTGTTCTGGCCGTACAACCCAGTTGTGTCGTCTATGGCCGCATTGTTCTGGCCGTACAACCCTATAAGATCTTGACCTAACTGTGTTAATTCTTGTTGTCTATCCAGAGCAGCTTGGTTCATAGCCGCAATTTCTGCACCGCCCATAATGGTAGGGGCGCCAGTTTCATCTGTTACTGGAGTGTAATTTACATCGGTAAAATACCTACGCCCTACACTGCCCGGACGACGTGGAGCTAACGCCCCTGTAGGAGTAGTGTATGTTTGCCCAAACGCATCCGGTACTAACTCACGCCCAGCAATAAGGTCTGGTATACCCCCAGTATAGCCCTGAGACCCCTGTGTATCCCCACTACCGGTTAGTCCGCCAGCCAACCCCCCTACAAGGGCGCCCATTAGTGCTTGCGTTTTTGTAATCTTACTCATAACTAATACCTTTGATTCAGTAGGCGGATTAAGTCATCTACTGGGTCGTAAGTGTTTATCATACCACCACTTTTAGCATATACGTAGGGACGGTATTTATCTTCTTCCCCTTCATCTTCTAATGTCGGAGCAAATATACTTTCGCCACCAATATCAAACAAGTAATCAATATCTACTACATCTCCCGGCGCGCCTGATACTATACGAACCCCACCTTCTTCGCCTAATCCAACACCACCTACACTACCTCCGTCCGGTACTTCATCGGCGCGATCTGAGGTAGAAGAAAGAGTAGGCGCCCTTTCGGTCAAGGTGGGGTCTAAAGTTCCAGTCCTATCAGTAGTTAGGGTGGGTATTTCATCAAGAATTGGGGCACCGCCAATAGTCCTATCAGTAGTTAAACTAAGTGCTCTATCTAAGCTTAGGTCGGGATCTTCGCCATCGCCCGCAAGCAAACTTGCTACTCTATCAACAGTTGGAGCACCGCCAATAGTCCTATCAGTAGTTAAACTAAGTGCTCTATCTAAGCTTAGGTCGGTATCTCCACCAGCACCCGCAGTTAAACTAGCTACCCTATCTAGGCTTAGGTCGGTATCTGTACTATCGCCTGCAAGTAAACTTGCTACTCTATCTAGGCTTAGGTCGGTATCTCCACCAGCACCCGCAGTTAAACTTGCTACTCTATCTAGGCTTAGGTCGGTATCTGTACTATCGCCTGCAAGTAAACTTGCTACCCTATCAACGGTTGGAGTTTCGGAAGTAGATTTACTAGTATCTAAAGCAGGGGTTCTGGTTAAGCCTATATCCGCCCCTGCTGTTTGCTTCGTTACATCTAAAGTGGGGGCTTTGTCGGCACCATCACCAGCATCAAGACCATCACCTATTATGCGTGTAGAAATAACTTCATCAGTTGAACCGGCGCCAGTATCTGTCCATTTACCACCACCTACAACGGTATCGTCTTCACCACCACCTACAACGGTATCGTCTCCACCTGCACCTACAACGGTATCGTCTCCACCTACAACGGTATCATCTCCACCTGTAGTCAATACTTGGTTTGTACTATTGGGGTCTATTTCTTCAGAACCAGTAACAGTTTCAACTCCATTGCCACCTGCAACGGTCTCGTCTCCACCTGCACCAGCAGTAGGGTCGATTATTAGTTTGCCGGTATTTGGGTCAACAAGTATGGTTTTCCCTACTTCTTTTAAATCTTTGAGAATCTGGTCTGTATCCCCAGTTACCCCCATCGTACCTTTTGCGGTTTCAACAATAATATCTATTATGGTTGCGGTGGTTAATACTTCGCCCGTAGTAGCTCTACCCGATATTACATCAGCAACCTTACCTAGCAAGATGTCTAGTGCGGGTATGCCTGTCTGAACGCCAGTAACAGTACCGCCCGGAGTAGTACCGATACGCCCAAACACCCCACCAGAAGGCTGCCCCCATACCACCGTAGCGCCCGGAGCGTTAGGCTGTATAACAGAATAGTCGGGCTTAGGGATACCTAGAAGCTCAAATATTTTGTCTTGGGCTTTACCTATGGCTCCTCCTATTTTGCGAGCCTGTTCTTGCGCTTTTTCTAGTAGTGTGGTTTCGGTTTCGGTTTCGGTTTCGGTTTCGGTTTCGGTTTCGGTTTCGGTTGTTTTAGGAACACTGCCCAAACCTAGCAGATAGTCCACTATATTATCGTAAAAATCTGCGGTTTCTTGCTCAGTAGCGGGGCGAATACCTTCTTCAGAACTTATAAATCTAGGGGCGTTTGTGGCTTGGAGTTTTGTAAATAGGTCAAGTCGTTCGGCATCGCTAAGTCCTTTATATTGCCCCGTTTCAAGAATAGAGTTCAGGGCATCATTTTGCATTGCGGCAGTAACAGCGCTAGTTACTGGGTCTCGAACTCCCTCATACCCCGCAAGTGGGTCGCCATATATATCACCGGCGGTTAAGTTTGCCGCATAAATATCACGTAATTCTTCGCTAGTTAGTTCACGGTCACTTCCCACGCCATCCGTTGTAGGCGCTACGGCTTCGTCGGGGCCAAAAGCATCAGGGTCTGCGCCGGGTAAACTATATAGATAGTTGTCGTTTTGCGCGCCAACGGTTAAAACCCCACTTCTTATATCGCCCGCACGACTAAACGTCCCCGTGCTCGGGTTATAGACCATACTGTCGTCGTTTACGTAACTCTCAGTACCCATATCTAACCTACGGAGGTGTTGGGCGCGTTTCAGGTAGCGCCGAAATAAAGTTAATAGTTACTACAGCAGATGTTACGCCCGGATGTGGGGTTGCCGGAGATACAGCAGGAGGCACGGTTGTCATAGTGACATCTATATCGTCAGAGACCCACTTCATCTCAACGTACTCACCGGCAGCCAAGTCCAAGTTAAAGTTCCAAATTATCTCGTCTATCTCGCCAGAACCCGATAGAACAAATTCCCGTGCCGTATACCCCAGATCAGTGCCGTTTCGCGTAATCCAAAGGTATATGTTTTTAGCAGACGCCGAGCCGCTAGATAGTTGCCCGATAAACTGGAAGTTATAAACCCCGCCGTACACGGCTGTTATCTCGCTGCTCGTGCCGCCGTTTAGCTCAAACCCGCTTTCTAAATAAGTCTGGTTAAACGTAATTACTTGCGGCGTATCTACTACTGCTACTGGCTGGTCTACTGTCGAGAAGTATAACGCATTAGGCACGTCGATAAACCGGCCGCCTAACTCCCCAAATACGTTGTTCACTGCGTTTGCTACTAAGTTAAAAAACAGACGCAGGATGTTGTTCAGGTCGTCCAGATACTGCTTAAGCGGAGTCTCCTTGGGTATCGGAAGCGCTGGCGGCTGAACTTTCTGTACTAGCCGATTAGCCACTAGCCTCTCCTGCCGTCAGGGCGCATATCCAGACGTGGTATACCTAGTTTCCAAGCCACACCCAACTCAGTAGACTCGATCTTAAACGCCATCTGCCTGCCACGTACCCGCACAAAGACTTGCCCTGTAAACTGCTCAATAGGCACTGTGGCCGAACGAGTTACCGTAGCGCTGCTGTTACCCCCTTCCGATAGCGGGTTGTTATACCCAGAACCAGAGTTCTCCATAGGAGATAGAGTCATAGTAGCCGCAGGGGCATCAGCCGTAGAACCTTCAAACGTTACGTCAGGTAACATTCTCTTAACAAACATAAACTTATCGCCGTCGTCCAAGTCAAACTCAGAGGACACTAGCGTAGCTGTAATCGGGAAGGGCGTAGCAGTTTCTTGGCAGTCGTAGCCCACTTCGTGGTTGACCAAGTTGTTGCTGTACGTAGCCGCCATGGGGTTTTCTCTCAGATCAGCGTCGATCCAAGCGCTGCGCGATAGCGTGCCGTAGTACCAAATGTCTTGCAGGTAGTTATAGACCACGTAGCGGTCGTTCTGGGTAGAGTTTTCAGAGCAGTAGAACCACCAAATCTCGTCGAATCGCTCGTTAGTACCTGCCACAACTTGGTCATACTGAGAGAAGTTAAAGTCGTTAAATATGTAGCTACGAATAGAGCAGGGGAGCGTCTTAACCGTACCGTCGTAGATGTAGAACTTATCTGTACCCATCCAGTAGGCTAGGTTGCCTGAGTACGCCGCCGCGTTAGGGCTTGCTATAGTGATGTTGTCACCAAGTAGCTGCGCACCCCAAACCTCTGGAGCACCTAAGTACTGAAGGCCGTACACAGCGGTATCAGTCCAGACCAGAATTTCCTGACGTGCTTGTAGCGTGGTGACAATCTCACTGCCTCGGGAGAGGCGCAGGTCACCGGCTTGGTTAGTAGGGAGGGGCGTCCAGTTAGCTACGTCTTCTTGGTCAGACCAACGTATAAGCATAGGGTCAAGCACGCTAGTACCCAGATCGTTCGCACCAAAGCAGAACGCAAACCGGAAGATGTCTGACACGAACGCCTTGTTAGCTATGACAGGAACGTCTGACGCACCGCCAAGAGAAGATACGTACACCGCACGGGTAGTAACCCCGTTGCTTGCATCCCAGTATAAAGGCGCTCCGCCACGGTAAGTAAAGAATAAGTCCTCACCGAAGTTAGCCTGACTCCATAGCCGAATAGGGGCATCTGTAGTACCGCCAAAACCCCATGTGCCAGAACCCCAAGTACCCGCAGACCAGCCAGTAAAAGGCACAGAAATCTCGTTGCCCGTGTTGACTTGGTATGCCGCAGTAACAGTGCCACCGCCCGTAGCGGTAGAGGAAGCAGTAGTCTCAGCAGTAATAGTGTAAGAATCAGAGTCGATCAGGCTAATCTGGTACTCGTTGTTTAGAGTAAGACCGCCAACCGCAGTAGCTCCGCTAAACGTAACAAAGTCTCCTTCAAGCGCACCATGACCAACGTCATCTACACGGACAATCGCAGAGCCTAAAAAGGTAGTGAAGGGATCAGTAAGAACTACCGTGGAACGGATAGGGTTAATGTCATAGTAAGCCCCACCACGCTCGATGTAGTACTTGAGGTTAGTGCCTACGGAAACAAGATTCTGCCCGCCCAGAGTAATCCAGTTGAGCATAGAGCGGCAGATGCCAAGAAAAGTAGCATTAGACAGGCGCACCCACCCACCGATCTTCTGAGGCATACCCCGTCTGAAACGCACTTTGTTGGTCTCGTACCAACCGCCTTCGGCTGCGTAGCGGGTATTCTCGCGGTCAACCCCGGGCTTGAACTGTAGTTTCTGAAGCGGCATTTACAAACCTCATAGTAGGTATTCACCAGTCTCGATCATGCTTGCGAGTTCGTGGCTACGGCCTTTCACGTCCCGACTCCACTTGGAATCTAAGAATTCTTTTGCGGCCAATTTGTAGTCGGCCACTTCCATAGCAGCCAATGCGCGCTTGAAACCACGAAGTCTAGT